AAGAAGAAAGTTTATACCCCACAAAAGCACCTAGCGCAGATGGGTAAGGAAAAATTACTAGTTTACCTAAATCGGTAATATATTTAGGTCTATTTAAAACTCTACTTAAAAATGTGTAATAAACTATATAAGACAACAAGACAGCAATATCAGATTTAGTAGAAACAAAAACTATTATTATAGAGGCCAAAAAACCCCAAGTAAAATTATCTCTAACTCCTTCCCATATTTCCTGCCTTGTAGCGTCTTTATATTCTTTTACAATCTTATTTAGTGGTTGCTTTCTTGGCATCTTTTTTTACCTTTGGTTTAACTGGGGTAGGTTTCTCACAATCATCTAAAGCAGTCTTAAACTTATCTAGTTCTCTCAAAGTTTCTTCATAGAAAATAATTGATTCTAGTAAATATTCTCTGTATTGTTTATTAATTTTTTTATTAGCTCTAAGGAGATAATAAATTGTGGCTAACGCTAATGTGTTAGTTAATAATAGTGTGCATTCAAATAGTGTCATAATAAATAATTTTAATTTTGTGTAAAGATAGTGATTTTTTAAGAAACAATTGTAATTAATTTTTTTAGCTTTGATATTCTAGTTTGTATCATCTCCAAAGCTACAGGAGATAAATCTTTTTGAAGGTCTTTTTCCAATTCAACCAATGTATTCTCATAATTTTTTTTGTTAACACTTCTAGTAATAAGGGCCGTATCCTCATTATTTATTGAGTACATTGTCTTCCCTTCTCTACTACCTACTGCGGTAATAAGACATCTTTCTTCCAGTTCTTTCAGTCTCCCCGTTACAGAGCATTTGTCTCTTAGTTTTAAAATTTCTTTTATATCTTCACTAGACAGATTTCCAGATTCTTTTAAGCAATTAAAAACTTGCTGTTGTTTTAGGCCCAGATCCTTTATAATTTCTTTGTAAGAATTATTTCTATTTGTTATACTTATAGTGCTCATAATTTATTTTTTAGTTTATTAAATACCCGTACTGCCATATCCGCCATCCCCTCTATCAGAATCAGAAAGTTCATCAACAACTTCCCACTCCACTTCAGGGTAAGGCATAATTATTAATTGTCCCACTCTCTCGCCCTTTAAATAAATTTGTTCATTTTTTATTTCTTCGCTTTGTAAGAAGTATTGGTAATTAGGCTTGTATTTAAACATAATTTCTCCTCTATACCCTGAATCTAAGATTCCTGCGTGATTGGTGAGTATTAGAGATTTTTTTGCTACAGAAGATCTTGGCACCAGTAGACCAAAAAATCCTTCAGGTATTTCTACAGCTAATCCTGTTTTGTAAACATAGCACCCTGAAGCATCTAAAAGAGCTTCCGTGCAAGTCAGGTCCATTCCAGCATCACCTGGTTTTCCGTAAGAAGGTATTACTGCAAGTTCATTTAATTTTTTTATTTTTACTATCATTTTTATTAATTTTTATTTGTTAAAATAACATTGTCTCTTGAAAATTTTTCTTTTATAACTTCTCTTAAAGGCTCAACTCCTAACTCTTTTATAACATCAGAAGGATCTGTTTGCCTCCAATCGGAAGGATTGTTAATATACTTTAATCTGTTATCAATTTCTAAAGTCAATAGTCTCGAGAATTTCTTGCCAGCTTCATCATTGTTCAAATATACATAAACCTGATCAAACTTACTAAATAATTCGTCAATTATAGGTAGCAATATTTTGTAACTGTTTTCTGAAGGCAGATTAAACGCATCATATCCTAAAGAATCTAAGCACATAGTGTCCTTTAAAGAAGAAGTGATAAAGCATACATTTGTTTTATATTCAAGTTGAGGGAACCCCTCTAGCACTGCTTTAATTGTTCTCCACTTTTGCATAGGAAGCCCTATGGGATTATACACTTTAAAAAGTTGATTGTGTTGGTAGTAACCAAATATAGGATTATACTCGCTACTAGAATAGTTTAATATTCCATTTCTTAAAACGAATTTTACAGGACATACATCATATTTTTTTAATATAGCCTCTGTTATACCAAATTTTTTCCAGTAGTTAATATCTTCCTTTGCAAAGAAGGGTTTCTTTATTACAGAATAATTTATCTTCTCTTCTACTTGTTGAGTGTATGTATTGATAGCGGGAGAAGAAGAAAGGGGTGTTACTGCCACCCCTTTGTTTTCTCCTGAAAACCCTCCTTTCACTCTATTAGTGTACTTTAAATCATAATTTATTTTTGTAATAGCTTCTTTATTAGTTAAGTTATACTTTTGCGATACAAAAGAAATGCAGTCAGAATGTGTAGGATGATTGGCCCAATCTATGAATAAAATCTTATCATTAATAACCTTAAAATAGCATTTTGGTGATTTGTCTGATCTTAAAGGATTACTATAGGTGCCCTTGGCTTCCCAACTTCCAAAATAGTTTCTCCATATATCGCTCTGTTGATCTAAAGTGAACATAATTATTGATTAAAATGGAAGGTCATCTGAAAATCCCATGTCATTTGAAGCAGAAGTCATTGTCATATCTGCCTCTTCTGACATTAATTCATTTGGGTCAAACTCTAAGAAATTAGCTGTAATAGGGGCGATATTCTTTTTGAAAGAAGAATACTCTCCTTTTAGAGCATTGATAATTTTATCAAAGTTTTTAGCTCCTGGGTAATCTTTTATGAAAGCCTTTGTGTAAATATCCATATCATAATATGTTTTTCCGTTGCTTTCACTTGAACGAATACCTACATAAACTCGGATTCCTCTTCCCTCTTCAAATAAAGGATTGATGTCAGAATAATCTTGCTTAAATAATTTCTCTAATGGGAGGAAAATACTTGGAACATCTCCATCTCTCATAGTGTATTTTGACAAATCAGTTTCCCAATTTTTCAAGTTGATGAAAAAATCCACTACAGTGTCTTCCCCAACCATAGCTTTTCTTTGGTTCTCTCCGTAGTACCACATTTTGTTTTTATTCATAACGGAAGGATCTTCATTGTAGGAAGTAAGGCCTTGGCCATTAATGTATTTTTGCTTTCCACTTCTTGAAATATCGTGCCTAGCTTCTAACCAAAATGTAATCTTTGTTTTTGTGTTTTCGGCTTGAGGAAGAGTTCCCCAAATATCAAGCTTTAATACTCTCACTTGTTTTCCATCTAAATCTTTTGTAGTTAGATATTCAGGTTCTTTTTCTAAATCTCTGCCTAAGAATTCAGATAGGGTAGATTTGTTTGGGTTAATCATACTAGGAATAAAGGTAGATACTCCGTAGAATAATTTTTTGGCACCTCCGCCAGTTGAAATTTTGACATTACTGTTCATGTTAAATTGTTTTAAAAATTAAAAAATATTGTTTGTGTGTGTTATTAAATAAAAATCTTTTCCCAATGTGTCTCTAGTTTATCATCGTTGATAAGTTCTGAGATTTCAAATTCCTTATTTCTAAGATGCTTACATCTTGTGCCTCCTACAATTTCTTCAGAATGGATAAATGAAAGCATATTTATATTAGGTTTTTCTGTATTTCTATACATGTAACCAATTGCATCTACTCTTAGAGCAAGTAAATCTTTCAACTTACCTTCAAGGTTCAATTCTTTAATTGTTTGTCCTGAAGTAGAGATTGACTTATCTGCAACGTGTCCTACAATAATAAGCGTATCGCAAAATCTTGTAAAGAACTCCATGATTTTAAACAAGGCTTCTCTTTTATATACTTGGCCCTTTCCATACTCCAATCTATCAATATCAAAGTCAGCGGCCTCACTTTTGCCTGTATCTTTGTTATAGGTTCTCACTGCTAATTGATTCAATAGTTTCTCTTTCAAAGAAGTAACCGTATCAAGTGTAATAAACTTGTAATGAGGTTTTTCTTTGTGGAAAAGCTGGGCTAATTCATCAAACTGTTGCAATGAGTCTATGTTAATCCTCATGGATTCATAGAAATCGGCACCATGCTCGAAGTTAATAATGAGATTACCCTCCAACTCACTGAGTGCATGGGTTTTCCCTGTCTTTTTCTGGCTAAAAATAACCATTGTTCTTGGATTCACAACTGATGCTGGAATCTTTTGTGTTGGCAATGTTAAATTACTCATCTTTTAAAATTGTTTTTTTATAGGTTAATAATTGGTTTAAATTTTGGGTGTCATCATGTTTTGGCATACTAAAAAAACTAAAGCCTTTGGGGTTGAAGAATAGAGGTTCTGCAACTCCTGTTCTACCAAATCTGTTTTTACAAATGTGAATAGTTCTAAAGCATTCTTCAAATCCGTCAGTTCTGTCAGAGTTTAAAATCTGATACTTATAGTAATTTGTCATCTTATGTTTATATGGAGAAAACAAACCTATTATAACTTGGTAAGACCTTGCTACTTTGATATTATCTCCTAGCTTCTGTGGTTCTGGTTCAAGCTTGCCTGCTTTAAAGTGATTCAAATCTCCTGCGGCCATTTGCTGTTGTTGTACACAGCATACATGCCATTTCCAATGCTTTGAAACTTGTTTTCTCATGTAGGTATTTACAAGTCTATCTATACATCCTGAAAGGTCAAGAGACATTCCTAGCTCATTTTTTTCTAATTCCAAAATGTTTACGTTATCTATAACTACTGCCACTATTGCATTAGGATCATTTTGCGTGTAATGACTGTAAACATTAATTGTTTTTCCTCCACTAATTTCTTTTTCTTTATAATGGTGCTCACCTATTTCTTTTGAATATTCTTGGCAAGTTTTATAAATACCTGTAGCATGTCCAGTATGATCGTCAAATTTAGTAAAATCCTTTACAGTGTTGAAGTATTTTTGAACAGGATCTGATTTTATCATAGAAATTATTTCTTCTGAAATAGGATCTATTCTGCTCAATAGTTCATCCTGTGTGCAATTTTTATGGTAGTATTTAGCAATTGCATATTGAAGGATACTAATATGAAATTCTTCCTCGGATTCTTCTAAACCAAACCATAGACATTTATAGTTAAAATATTTAAAAGAAGGATCGTCTAAAATATAATCCGCAACACTAAATAAATATATATACTTTGCCAAAGAGGTTTTACCTACAGATGTTTCAGCGGTAATACAAACCATAGCACCTGGAAATATACCACTAAATGCTTTTCTTGTGCCGTTGAATGGCATAGGAATAGAATTAATATGTCCTTGTATTAATGAATCCCTGCTTTCTTCTATTACTTTTACAATATCCATTAAAATACGAGTTTATCTTGGTTACTAAATATTCCTTCTTTCATTTCATTAATAGTATCTATCAATAAACTTCCTCCGTCTTTTTCAATAAAATACTGGGCATCCAATGTATAACGAATATCGTCTGCATTTTGATGATAGTAATCAACCGCATGAAGTATTTCACTACTAGAAACTTTATACTTTCTCATAAAAGATTCTAATTTAGATAAAACTTTATTTTTAGGACTAAAGGCTTTTTTATTTATTCCTTGTAAATTTTGTTTACTAAACAATCTCATATATTCCTCTAAGAATTCTTCAGAAACAAGAGTTTGATATTTTTCTCCATTAAGAATAGCTTTACCAAACTCTGTTATTTCAAAATTTGAAGGATCAGTATTATCTAATTTTTCAGTATGTAAACTTCTAATAAACCCTTTCTTTATTAAAGATTGGATAATTTTTAGTTGGGGAAGATTAATAACTAATTTTCCCATTTCTTCGTAATTCATATTTTCCCTTTGTTTTTTAATCTGATGCAAAATTAATACATTTTTATTAAATGTCAATAGTTATTTTATTTTTTTCTGTAAATTTTTTGTGACAATCTTTACAAAGCACCTCTAGCTTACTTATATCCTCTACAAATAACCTGTCGTGAAATGCTTTTATTTCGTGGTAATCTCTCAAGCTACCACAGGGTTCAATGTGGTTAACTTCCACCTCTTTCTTTAAGAACATTTTTTTACAATCATTGCATTGCCATTTTTTTAATAAGGCAGAATAAGCTCTTTTAAGGATCTCTTTTCTAAAAGGACAAGAATATAACCATCTTTGTCTTAAAAAAGCTCTTATGGCCCCAAAGAAGGCCGCTTTAGTCATTGTGCCTCCGCAATATTCTCTTACTACTCTGGGGTTTACTACTTTTTTCTTCTTCCTAGGAGTAGGAGTGTCTGATTTTTTTACTGTTTTTCTTCTCATAACTTTAAGTTTAATTTATTTGGATTCATACCATGATTTTCCAATATTGGCTTCCGCACTCATAAATAATACAGGATTATTTAGAAATATATTACCTCCCTCTATCATACTTTTTTCTAGTATTCTAGCGTATTTTTCTGACAGGTGTGTTTCAGTTTCCAGAACTATCTCATCATGTATTACATTTGCTATCCTTACTTTCCAATAGTCATTGTTTCTTTCAATTTCATTAAATAACAATACTGTAGCCATTTTAGTTTGATGGGCCGCAGTTCCTTGTGTAGGTGCATTTAAGCATAATCTCATATACTGAGACTTTAAGCTGAAATAGTCTTTCATCATAAGTTTATTGGCATTAAAGCAATTATATGCCTCCATATCTGCTATAGCATATACCTTGCCTCTTTCCTTAGCTTTCTCGCATCTTAAATGTTCTTGCTTTCCCATACGATATTTATTCCAAAAATTTCTATCTAAATTTGAAATCTTATCATCTTTTTCTTTGAAAATATCAAACATTGGTAGCTTTAATTTAAAGCCCATTGCATATTGAATATACCCTAGTTCTAAGGCTTCCTGAAGTTTAGTCTCCCCGTAGTAATAAACCCCATAATGAAGTTCTTTAAATAATTTTTCAATACGTTCTCCTTCTTCCAAGGAAAGCCCTTCATTCTCTGCTAAAGTAAATCCTGTACCTCCAAACTGAAAACAAAATCGCGGGGCCTTAGAGGCATTACGTTTAGCTTTATGATCTTTTATAATTTCTTCATCAGAAAGGTCCGCCAATTCTGGGTAGAGTACTCTGGCAAAAGCACAGTGTAGGTCTTTCCCTTCCACTATGGAAGCAATCATGGCTTTATCTCCTGTAATGTCGGCACCAACAACTGTTTCTTGTCCTGCATAGTCAGCTACGATAATGTCAAATCCTTCATTTGCTTCAAAGCATTCTCTTGTTTCTTTGTTGGCGGGAAAGTTTAAAAAATTGATCTCCCCTTTTCTAGAAGCAATTCTTGCCGTATCTATAATAGGCTTGAAATGTGTATAGACTCTTCCATCTCTTATTTTAGAATAAATACCCTCCCCAAAAGTGGTTACATTGTGCTCAACTTCCTTATATTTAAGCCAAATTTTTACAAACTCATGGTCGGACTTAGATATAACTCCTTTTTCTAAGCTTTCTTTTATCTCTCCTTTTTCTTTATAAGTTACCTTTATACCTAAGTCTTTAAATACATTTATCATTTGTTTAGGAGAACTTAGTAGACAATTTATTTTCTTTTCATCGCTAAACATATCTAATTGTAAATCTCTATATTGGGGCATATTGTCAAAAATATAATCAATAATTTCTCTTTCACATTTTTTGTATTGAGAGTAATCTCTATCCATTTTTAATTTCCATCTATCCTTTGATATTGGAAGGCCACATAACTCCATGTATGTAAGGGCCCTGATATGTCTACAATGTAATTTATAAGAATCTATGGCTTCATACTCCTTGAGTTTAAGTACTAAATTATTATGTAAATCCAACAGTCTATCAACATCATTAAAGCAATATTCAATTGTTGAAGGCTGGGATAGCTGAACCTTAGATATATTAGCTTGCTCTGTTTTGTCGTATATAATACCAAGCTCTCTTTCCATACAATTTTTAAAAGAATGTGAAACTCCAAATTCTCCATTGTGTAAAATCATAGATGCCAACATTGTGTCTCCCACTCTTTTTGGAAAGTAATTCTTTATAAAGAAGAAACTCAAATCGAATGCACTATTATGGAACACCATAACCTTGTCTAAAATATAAGGAACAACTTCTTCTAAGAATATTTTATTTTTTTTGTGATTCTGAAGATCAATTAGATAATTATTTGATCCTGTCCCAATTTGTATTGCAAATATTTCCCCCTCAAATGCAGATAAAGAAGTGGTCTCTGTATCTACAGCTATTATCTCAGTGAGTTGCATATCTTCAAGATTACAGTAATTGTACTCCCCTATTTTCTCAAAGAAAAGTTTATTTTTTGTGATTATGTAGTTTGCCATTTAGAAAAAAGTTAAGGTATCTTCTTCAGGAATTTCTTGCCAATCATTTTCAATGTACTTGTCAATCTTATCGAGAGTTTCTTCTAAAATTCTATTTCCTTCCGTCTCGTCTTTATAAGAGAGTGGGTATACCAGAACACTATCCACTTTGGTAGAATTGCACACAACCCAATGAAAAGTTTTTAGTACATAATGGTTCAAATCATTTTTCTCCATCCAGTCTTCCACTCCTTTTGTATACAAAGCCCCTTGTAAATGGTATAAATATTTTTGCACACTATCAGGAAATTTCGGAGGGTAGCTACTTGATTTTAAATCAGTGATAATAATTTCTCTTCTACTATGATCTACTTTTAAATAATCTGTTTTAATATACATAGTAAACCCTCTATAATTAAAAGTCCATTCAAACTGGGCCTTACCATGACTAAACAGATAGGTGGCCTCCCTATCTTTTAGCACATTATTGGCAATAGCGGTTCCTAATTCAAAATTAGGTTTTAGGAATTTACCTTTTGGATTTTTTGCATATTCAATATATTCTGGAAACTCCAGAACGGATTCTTTAATTTTTTCAAAATTCTTGGATTTTACATCTAATATACCACAAACCTTTTCTAAGTTTTCCATAGAAAGATCATAGTTATACTCCTCTGTAAAAATATTTTCAATAATAGCCTTAATTTGAGGCTTTGGAATAGGAATATCTATAATAGTTTCAGTGATAGGCTCATCAAAAACTATCTTGTCTATAATAGATCCTTTCTCTAAAGCATTATTCCTTTTGTATACAGGGTTTAAAAAACCGTGAACCCCTTCTTTTATAAGCCTAGTGAGAGAACTATAACTCAATCTATCTGTTTCTTTGTTAAACATATTTTAATTTTTATTTTTATTTACATTAACCGTTGTAATCTTATCTTTAAATTTATCCATACCATTCAACACCCACTTTTCCTCTAAAGTTCCTTCAGCTACTAAGAAATAAATAAAACTTTTCTCATGTACTGCTATCCTGCAAAATCTTCCGATAAGTTGTTCTTTTGATGAAGGAGAACTATCTATTCCTAGCACAAATCCATACTTTAAATTTGGTATACTAACGGATTCTTTCAGAATTCCTACATTTACTAGTCTACCTGATTTGGAGTGATAGAACTCATCATAGTTTTTCTTCTTAGTTTTATTATCCATAGAAGAATTAAATTGAGAAAACCCGAAACTAGCACCTTGTTCAATACTGCCAGCATAGATTAGTAACTTTTTATCCGAAAATTTCTCATTAATTAGTCTATTAGTTAGAGCTACTTTGCTAGGCAACGTATTTAAGAACTGCTTTAGTTTGCCTAATTCAGGAGGATAGGATTCATGGTAGGTAGCGGCCAGATAATTTTTGTGATGATAATCATAAACACTTTTTTCTTCAGGAGTCATTTTATACTTAACCACTACCATTTGAAAATTGTTCAATAAATTATTATCAATAGCATTATTGATAAGGTAGGAATAACAAATAGGAAAGTACTTGTGAATTTCATGAGTATTACTAGGAGTACCCGTAAGTCCTAATATAGATACCGCAGGGTTTATTCTTATGAGTCTCAAACAATTTTCCAATATAAGATCTTGCTCCTTGTGCATTTCATCTACAATAATCAAATCATATTTTTCTTTGTAATTTTTTAAAGACTTATTGCAAATAAAAGTAATGTTATTTTCTAAACAATTCCATTTATTTAATTCATCTTTAAAGTTTTTAATATAAATTTGTCTGGCACCACTAAACAAAATTTTACAATTAGGATTGATGCTTCTGTAGTGAGTGATAATGTCAATAGCACACTTTGTTTTACCCATTCCTACCGCTAGAGCAATAGTGGATCGTCTATCTTTAGATGATAGAAAAGCGTTCACTGCTTTTTCCTGAACTTCTGCTTTCATAGGTAATAGTCACAATCTTCTTTTGACTCTATTTTTTTGTCCTGTCCAAAATCAGAAGTTAATATAGGATCCTCACTCTGTGCATCATAAAGATAGCTTTGTAGCCTAGCGCAATCGTTAGCAGGACAATCTACAGAAATACATCTTGAATAGTCTTTTGGAAGCAAGCAGTCTGGCTTTGGTATAATTACTATGCCGTCTCCGCCCTCTGGGCAATTATCTATTTTCTTTGTCATAATTTTTTTTTATTGTTAATTAAAATATTTTTTCTTTGCTTTGAAAGTAGAAGTACTACTATTTAATTCTTTTTGTGTTTTAGGTTCTGGCATTAGATCTAAGCTATCTAAGTACTCTTGTTGGTATATTGAATCTAAAATTTCTTCTAATGTACTAGGATCTATCCTTGATTCAGAGTTTTTCTTTTGGTTATCTTTTCTTTTAAAATAACTTTTATCTATAATAATTTTTTCTTCGTGTGCAATATTCATATATTAGCTATTTTTAATACTCTACTAATTGTGCTATCCTCAGACAATTCTTTATTTACCATATTTCCCCCAATAATATCATACCTGTCTTTTAGGTCGCTTATAATGGTTTCTTCCTGAAGGAATGTTCCAATTTCAGAGGATTGGCCATAAGCCAAGTATGAGTTAAATAATGTATACCTAAAAAAGTCTTCATGCGAAAAAGCAAATAAATTTACTAAGTTTATTTTATTGCTTGCTTTTGCGACATTAACTATAGTATATCCAGACTCTCTTTTATCCCCAAAGGCTGTTGTATCAGAATCAAATACATCTATATTTAACGATATTTTTAATGCTTGGCAAGACAAAACAAGTTTTAAAATCTTAACAAATGATTTTTCATAGTTCTCATCAGAAAATGTTCCTACCTGAAAAGCTATGTTCAAAGTCTTTGATTTTTTACCCTCCACTCTTTTTTTAAATATTTTATCTGATTGTTTTGCATAATCTACTACGGATAGGTTTCCTGAAAACTTATTTAATTCCATTTTTCTTTTGTCAGTTTTTCCTAAGTGGATCAAACTTAAAAAGTCTCTATCGGCATTTAATTGTTTTTCTGCATCTCTTAAAATATCTTTTTTTCCTTCATTTATAATACCTCTATCTGTAAAATAGTCTTGGTCTACATAATAACTACCTTCATATCCTGAACTCCAAATGTCTTCAACATTTCTAGGATCGTCATAAAAATATAGATCATATAAGTTATCAAAACGCATAAGATGTTTACCAGAAGGCAATTGTTCTAAATGTACTTTAGGTCTATAATTTGAAGGGTACTTGCAGTGTATAAATTTTTCTGCAAGCTTTAACAATGGGCTATTGAGCATCAATATTTAATTTAGAAAGTAAATTTTGCCTATCAGACTCTTCCATACTTGAAAGTAAAGTTAGTACACAAGCATTATAGCTTAACCCTGATTTTACCATAATACAAATATCTTCTATATTACGAGTTGAAAGATAGGAACCTATCTGTTCTAGACATTCTCTTAAAAGTAATACCTCTTTATAAGAAACCATGGTTGATTCACACAAGAAAGTTTCTAAGGGTTGATGGTAGTTTACAAATAATTTAGATAATCTAAATCTATCCATTAAAGCCATATCCTGAAAATCTCTTCCTGAGAAATCTTGTGATCCATTACCCCAAGTATTACCACACATTACAATATAAAAATCAGGGTGCTTCAAGGCATTAGGATTGTTGTCTCTATGAGGCACAGAAATAGACTTTGAATTATCTGCCACTCCATTAAAGAATAGAGACATATCCCCACTCATAGCATCATATTCATCCACTAAGAATATTCCTCCATTCTCATAACAATTTAAAAAGGTAGTTTGTAAATATGTTTCTGACGCAGGTTGTTTATATCCTATTAAGTCGTGAACTGAACTATCTCTTGAACAAGAATATTTGTAAAAAGGTAAATTTAGTGATTTGGCAAATTCCTGCACCATATAAGTTTTGCCTGTACCCGCAGGCCCTACTAACATAAGTTTTTTAGATAGCAAAAGACTTTTTAATGCAGTCTCATAAAGTGGATGAGCCATGTGATCTACATTGATCTCAATTGTGCGGTTGTTTTGAGTTATTTGTATTACAGATCTCCCCTTACTAATCTCTTCAATTAAGTCCTTCTTTGCATTGGATAGTACTGCTTTGCATTCCTTTAAAAAGGAATCTGCCATTAAGTTTTTATTCTCCAATAATAGCTCGGAATATGAATTGTAGATTGATCCAGCACTATCTGTGTATTTAGTATGAGTTTTTTGAAACTCTTGA